AAATTAATGAGTATTACAATGAAACCGCAGTCAGCAATTAGATTAATTGATGTTCCTTTTGAAAAAGATGGAGGACATACTTTATACTTCACTTCTGCTGAATTGCAAAAACAATATTACGCGGGATTAACTGGATACACTGTAGGAGAAAGCAACTACACTTATGTTCGTAAAGACAGCCTAATAAGAGTTGGGCTAAACATAGAATTACTACGAAAATATAATTATTTATATTATGTAAATTATCAGACAACAATTACTGATATGGGAGAAACCGCAATTCCTAAAACATATTATGCTTTTATTACAAAACTTGAATATGTGAATGAAAACACAACAAATGTTTATATTGCTACTGATGTAATGCAAACTTACTTATTCGAGATTTTAAGCGATACGACCTCCCAATCTTATATTAACAAACAACACGTTCCTAAAAGCGAAGATAAAATCGGATATAATATCTTACCTGAAGGACTTGAAACAGGAGAATATATCAATTCTCAAGTATTAGATAGCACTTCCATTAAATCTATTGAAGATGGTTGGAATAATGTCCAATGGACATGGGGAAGTTATGATTATTCTTCTACTCCTAATAAACAGATTTCTTTAAACAATCAATATATGGCGATAGTTGCTTGTACTGAGCTTTACACTGATATGTATGAAACTAATAAAATGGTAAACTCAAGAAACTATTCAGGTATTTATAGTGGACTTCAATACTATGGTTTTGGAAATTATCAATATTTAGATAAGTTTTTAAAGTATTGTGCTACTTTAGGTCAGTCAAGTGCTGTTTATTCTATATTCTTAGTTCCTGTTCAGAATGCTAATTGGAGATGTCATAAAACTACAATTGATGATGGAGATAGTGGTACCTCACAGTCAGTTGATACTGAAACTTATACTGGAATTTTCGCAAGTTATAGTGCAGCAGAAACCTATGCTAATTCAAAAGCATATGAAGAAACAACAATAGTTATTAACCAAGAAACAGGAGAAACCGCTACTAGAAAGAAAGTTGTAACATCTATTAAATATATAAATAGAGACCGCTACAATATTGTATGGACAATAACTACAACTTATGGTTCTTCAACTACTTCTATCTATTGGTTTGAATTAATAAGTAACGCTCCTTCAAAAATAGATACATTAACTACAAATGTTCAAACTACTACTAATGGAGTATATACTACTACAAAATCATTTAGAAATAACAATAACAGTAATACTTATACTGCTCATAACCGTAAGTTATATACTGCCCCTTATTATAATCTATTATTGACTGATAATAATGGTAATGGCAAGACTTATGACCCTGGTTTATTTAATTACACTAGTGACATAAGATTTAATGTTTATGGTTCTGTTACTACTGGAGGTTCCGTTGTTGCTTATCCTGAAGATTACAAGAATATAGGTCAAAACTATGGTGAAGGTTTCTCAATGGCAAAATTCCCTACATGTTCTTGGAATACAGATTCATATACTAACTGGCTAACTCAAACAGCAGTAAGTAGAGCAAATCAAGAGAAATATGCACAACAGAACTTAGCAATGGGCCTTATTAATGGAGCAGTTGGTATAGGTTCTTCATTAGCATCAGGTAATTACCTTGGTACAGTTATGGGCACTTCTAATTTATTAAGTGGTGCATTGAACTATCAGAGAGCTATTGATTCATTAGAAGAAGAGAAATATCAACATTCTCTTGTTCCTAATTCTTTAAATGGACAATCTGTTGCTGAAACAATGTTTGGTTTAGGAACTTATGAAATAGTTCTTTATGCTCAAACTATAACAGGAGAACGTGCAAAACAAATTGACGAATACTTTGATCGCTTTGGATACACTGTTAATAAAACCGATAACCTAGTTCAAGCAATTACTTCTCGTTCTAAATGGAATTATGTAAAGACTGCTGAGTGTAACATTTCAGCCAATATTCCTGATGATGACAAAGCCGCAATCTATAATATCTTTAATAGCGGCGTTACGTTCTGGAAAAATCCATCTCAAATTTATCGTTATGATTTAGGTTCTCAAAACAATTAATGGAGGTTAGTATGGGAAAGAAAAAAGACGTAAAAAAAGAAGCACTTATACGTAATAATCAAACGTATATAGACTATTATGATAGATTAAAACTTTTATCTACAAGCCTCTTTACTTATGAAGGACTTGATGATATTTTTGGATATGGAGCTTCAAGATTCCTTGAGAACGCTCTATTTAGCAAGGGTAAAGCCGTATTCGTAAAAGACCCAACACGTGGTTTTATGGTATGCAATGCTAACCCTAGTGACCAACTTAATATTTATAATTTACCAACCGCTATTGAGGCATTTAATATTGGCTATAACAAAAAGTTCTTATTAGATGATTGCGTTCTAATTATGAATAACGAAATGCAAAAGCCAACATCTTCAACCGTTGAATTGTTTGCTTATCGTATGTATGACATTCAACGCACTATGGATGTTAACTTAACTGCTCAAAAGACTCCAGTTCTATTAATGGGAGATGACAAATCAATGTTGACTCTTCAAAACGTATATGAACAATGGAGTGGTAATTGTCCTGTTATTTTCGGAGATAAGAATTATGGTTTAGACCAAAACACAACTGTTCTTAATACTGAAGCTCCTTATTTATTAGATAAGCTTGCTCTTTATAAACATGAAGTTTGGAATGAATGTTTAACTTTCTTAGGAATTAACAACGCAAATACTGATAAAAATCAAGTGGTTTTAACACCAGAAATTAATGCTAATAATGACTTGGTAAATTTCTACTTAAATTGCACTTATTCTACTCGTAAAAAAGCCGTAGATTTAATGAATGAAAAGTGGAATTTAAATATAGAATTAAAGATTAATAAAAATATGGCTGAACTATTAGGTGAAGCCGCTAACCAAATCTTTAAGGAAGAAGAAAATCAAGAGAAAACAGGAGGTAGTGCAAGTGGCTCAATACACAGTAACGATTAAAGATATTCTAAAAAGTGGTTTTGACCTAGGCTTAAAAGACTATCCAATTTATGACGAAAATTATCGTCCAGTCTTAAATGCTAAGATTTTAAACCATTATATGTTGCGTGAAATTGGTCTTGAAACACCTGCTGCTTTCAAGCTTTATCTGAACAACCGTATGAATGAAATCATGCCTAAATATAATATTCTTTATCGTGCTATTGATGAATATAGCAAGAGAAAAAGTTTATTAGGTAATTATGATATGACAACAGAAGAAAGTTCTTCTAATGTTAAAAATATTCGTAATTCAGGTTCAGATACAACTTCTTCAAACGCAACTTCAAAAGGAAAGAATATTAATTCTGATACACCGCAAGGTGAAATTAAAAATCAAGACATAGATAACGAAAATATTTATGCTACTGATTTACAACTTTCTAAAGGAGAATCAAGCGGTGATTCAACTATCAAATATGGTAGTAGTGTTAATGATGAAACGGTCTACGAAAAGAATAGTCATACTTATGGCTCTAACGGAAAAGACCCATTCGAAGTGCTAGATGAGATTAGAGAAAAACTAATTGATGTTGACGCCGCTATTATACAAGATTTGTCAGACTTATTTATGGGTCTGTACTAGGAGGATTATATGGATAGATTAAATTTTGCAATTCCACTATATTTTGACCAATCACTTTCATATCTTGAAATGGTTGCTAATTTAGCGGATAAAATGAAAAAACTTGAAGAATCTACATCAACAATCATACAGCAAATTGGTTTTGATGGAGACAAGATAGTTATTAAGGGAGACTTAGAAGTTCTTGGTAATTTAATTGCTACAATCGTAGTTGATAACGCAGAAACTGCTAATAAATTATCACAAGCTCGCCGCATCGCTCTTAACGGAGATATTGTAGGTGAAACTACTTTTGACGGAAGTTCTGATGTTACAATAAATGCTCAAGTTAAAGATTACTTAGATACTACTGCGGCACAAGCAGATAAATTAGCAACTCCACGCTCCTTTATTTTACAAGGTAACGTTACAGGAACTGGTACTTTTGATGGAACAGGAGACGTTATTATTAATACACATGTAAGTGGTGGTTCTACTGAAATCAACTCTACTGATGGAAACTTTACAGTAGGTGCTGCTGGTACAGGTAATTTATATGTTAATGGTGATTACCTTTATAGAAACAATTCTACTGATACTTACATTATTCAAAATGGAAGAATTAAAGTAGATAGTGATGGAAATGCTGCTACAGCTACTACTGCAGAGTCAGCTTCAAAATTAAGTACAGCTAGAACAATATCATTAACAGGTAATGCTACTGGTAGTACTACATTTGATGGAAGTTCTGATGTAAATTTAGATTTAACAGTTAATTATGCTGCTGAAGCAGGTTCAACATCAACCGCTACTAATGCTACAAACTCAACTTATTCTACGCATATTGGAACTGATTCTTCTCACCCTTCTATTGGAACATCTAGTAGACCTGTTTATGTAAATACAGCAGGAACTGTTACTCCATTATCTGCTACAGTAGGTTCAGCAACTCAACCTGTTTATATGAACGCAGGCACAATTACAGCGGGAACCTATAGTTTCTCAGTTCTTACTCAAGCAGATTATGATGGGTTAACTAGTAAAGGTGCAAATACTTTATACTTCATTAAAGGAGAGTAGTTTATGGCTTGGACAGTAGGAACAATTGGTACGACTTATTATAATGGCACTACAAGTGATGGTTATAAACAATATATATGTATGACCTATGGCTCAAAGTCAGCATATGCTTGTTATTTTATAATTTTTGAATATTTAATAGAAGGCACTACTATGAGTTGGAGAAGTGGACTAGCATATTGTAAGGACTCAAGTTCTACTGCAAATTCCAATATAAGAAGTAACACCGCTAGTAAATCTTTCTATACTTATATCGCTGATGAGAAGGGGACTCAGGTTTATAACGTATCTAAAACAGGAAAGTGGTGTCAAGAAGCATACAACAAATTTACTGACGGATCTTTTAATCCAAATAATGCAAATTCTTTCAGTGGATGGGCAAACGGGAAAAAGAAGTATATTGATAGAGGTACCTTGGATCTTAAGGCCTTAAATACTCCTTATTTAAATATTGATGCTGGTGGTAATTTATACAGCAGTTCAAATTCTTGGTGGAATAATAACGCCACAAAAGTGGTTAAACTAAAATCTGATTCAGTGAAGTTAGGTTTTAACATATTCGTAGGAACTAATCAAATTGTCGCTATTTATTTAGGTTCGACACCTATTGAAAAAATATATATAGGGGAAAAGGAGATATAACTCCTTTCCCTTCAACTTATCCTTTCTAATTGCATGAGATTAGCGGGGATACCTTACAACGCATTTGAGGCTTGATTGATTTAATTCTAGCTAAGTTAGAATGGATAATCACACGTGATGAACGTGCCATTCAACTTGTCTCGTGATTGAGTGGCTATACATCAATCTATGTCTTACTATAAAATTGTTTTGTTAGACATTTAGTCGAAGAAACGAGACCTGGACATGTCTATAAACTATCCTTTTTTAAACAAAAGAAAAGAAGTTAAAGAACGCGGCAATACGTTAAATTTACGATAAATTTACGATAAAATTTACATAAACCTTTTCATGTTCTAATAACTGTCTTACTAATACAAAAATTTTACTTAAAATGGAGGAAAGCCGCATGTATTATAAC